ACTTACCTGCACTGTCATCAAATCCAAAGAAACCTACTTTAGCTGCAGAACCTGTGTGATATCTAAACTCTATACCTCTATCTTTGTTATCATCTGAACCCGGAGCAGAATCACCACCTAGAGTAAACACAGGGTCATCTACAGTAGTAGTTGTACTGTTTACTGTAGTTGTTGTGCCATTGACTGTTAAGTTACCTGCTAATGCTACGTTAGCACCATCAAATGTCATAGCAGTTGTAGTGCCTGATTTAATTATTAGGTTGCCACTAGTATTAGTCGCACTACCAAATGTTGTACCACCATCCTTGAAGAAGACATCCCCACCATCTGCATCTAAAACAATATCTCCAGCAGAATCTAATGTAATAGTAGAACCTGTCATGTTTGTTATTACAGGGTCTGTTAGAGTTTTATTTGTTAGTGTAGCAGTTGATGCTGTTGAAACCAATCTAGCGTCACCACCTGTACTAGGAAGAGTTAAGACGTTATTAGCACTTTCTGAGTGTGGTGCAGCTTTTATTTGTTGTCCATGAGAGTTATTTTCACAGTTAAATTGAATAGTACCTTGATTAGTATTACCCTTAATAGTTACATGACCTGTTCCGTTTGGTGCAAGTTCAAGGTCAGCATTTGAGGTAGTAACAATGTCATTACCATTTAAGTCTAAGTTACCACCTAATTGTGGTGTAGTATCTTCTGATACGTTTGATATAGCACTTGATGTAGCAAGTCCTGATACTATTGCACTTCTTGTAATTTTTTTAAGACCACCACCTGAAGTGTCTACTGCTAAAAATACATCATCGTTAGCTACTGTAGATATTTCAGATAAATCACCAACTGCTATAGAATTAAAGTTTGTTCCATCTGCAACAAGTAAGTTACCTGAAGTGTTAGTTCCCATAGTAATATCATCACCTGCGACTGTTAAGTCACCTGTAATACTAAGATTTCTAAAACCACTTACATCTTTGTTAGAATCTACTATAACTGCTTTTGAAGCAGATACTGTTCCTGCAGTTATTCCATCTACTAAGTTTAACTCTGATGCATTTGAGGTTACACCATCAAGAATATTTATTTCGGCTGCAGTAGCAGTGATTGTTGTACCATCAAGGCTAATAGCATCTACGTGTGCAGTACCATCAATATACAAGTCTTTAAATTCTACAGAGCTTGAGCCTAAATCTATGTCATTATCAGTAGAAGGTACAATAGCACCATTTATAAATGTTACCTGATTTTCACCACCTGTTGATACTGTTATAACATCTGAGCCTGAAAATGTAATTGCTGTATTTGTATCTGCATCACCAGATATTGAGTCTAATTGCACAGCACCTACATTTGATAAGGCAGCATCTCCAAAGTCTACTGCACCTGCCACTGTTAGTGTGCCTGATACGTCTACGTTACCATTTATATCTACTGTTGTAGCAGCTAATTGTATTTCTGTATCTGCTACTAAATCTAATTGTCCATCGGCACTTGAATTGATGTATATAGCTGTGTCTCTGAATTGTAGCTTCTCTGTAGAAGCAATAAGTATGTCGTCACTAAACTCAAAATAATCCTCGTCTTCCATCCATTTTAAAACACCATCTGCTGTTTCACCATCAAATGTAATTGTTATATCTGTTCCTGCAGTTCCTGCACCAAAGGTAAGTGTATTACCTAATAGTTTAGTTATAGGACCACCCTCTGCAGTTGTTCCATCGTGTGTATGTCCTGAACTAGATGCAAAAGCTGCTAATAACTGATTGAACTCATTATTAGTATGAGCAGCAGTTATTACATCTCCATCTGTATACGAGGACTGTCTTGTATATGTATCACCCATTAACGTCTAGCTCCTAACTGATATTCTAACTGAAAACCTTTAAGTGAATAAGGTGCAGTTGAACCACCATCATTTACTCTTAGTGCTACAGCAAATCCTGAACCTTCAACTGATTGTCTAATTAGTGGCTGTGATGCACCACCATATGTAGGTACTCCATATACTGATGTGCCATATATAGCAACAACGTCTGTGGAATCTAATGGATAAGCTGCAGGTCTTGCTGATGAAGCTGCTTCATAGTCATACCTAACAAATAAATCAGCATCTATTGCTGCTTCAGGTTTATAATTAACAATAACCCTTTGCATATGTTTTCGTATTCCGGGGTCATTAAAAGTTAAATCAGGACTTCTGTATTTACCAAATATTACAGTGTCATCAAATGTGTTACCTTGTTCTTGTCTATAAACGTAACCACCTGAATACGCACCATGTAAGACTATCACATCTCCTTCTGATACAAAGTGGTCAGTAGAAGCAGGTTTTATACCTCTCATTTCTGCAAACTCAAACTTTTGACCTCTCATAACACATATAATACCTTTAGTTTGGTTTTCTGCTACTGAGCTTTTAGTAAAAAATATTCTATATTGTGTTTTATCAGGTATAACTATACTGTCAAACTCTGATGCACTAGCTATATTATCATTAAAGATAGACTGTACATTAGAACTTATAGTACCCAATTCAACGTCACCAATTCTTGCTGTACCTGCAATGGTTCTTAAACCATCAGGACCTAAGAATATTAAGTCACCTGCAAATTCTTGGATTGTATCTCCATTGATACATCCTATATCTCTTGTCACATCTGCTACTGCAAAGTTAGAACTTGATGTTCCTGTTAATTTAAATATTCTTGTTTCGCAAAATATAAATAAGTCATCACGGAAAACTTTAAGTCCTGTTATCTCGTCATCAACTTTAAAGCTACCTGCTCCTGACCCACTACTAAATGCATCTTCATCAAAGGGTTGACTAAATATTACCTCTTGTTTAGTAGTTGATTTACCTGCGTAAAACATATGGTTTTTAAATGATACTACAAACTTAGAACCTGCTACTGAACTCTCACTTACATCTGTTGCAGCTAAACTAGAGTTAAATACTGTAGGTGCATTTGTGCCATCTACTACAACTATTTTGTCAGTGCCATCAAAATTAAATCTTTCAAAGTTATACTTTAATGCACCTGTTCTACCACTATCTCGGCTAGTCCATGATGAACCACCCGGAGTTGCACTAAATATACTTGTACCTCTAGCTGCTAAAACCACATCACCAAAGGTTGCTACCATAAGAACTTTTTCTGAAGCAGATGACGTTTGTGGTACAACTGCTGTTACATACTTAGAAAATCCACTTATTCTTCTGTAGCCACCTTCAATATCAGGTTCAAAATTCTCTAACTCTAATGCTTCACCCGGTTGCATCATAAACGTAGATTTGTTTAAAACTAGACCACCTTCACAGTTAAATGCTACAGGTTGTACTTGTGAAGCATCAGGCATTTAGTTCACCCTTATACTTAAATCTGCACTACTTGTGTAGCCTACTTTAGGTATAAATGTAGACCTCACATATTCAAATCTGTTAATTAATAGTGTCTGCATATTCTTTATACCCTGTTCAAATCTTTGAAAATTAAGTTGGTATTGTGCTGTTTCACCTCTATACTGATACACAAAAGCAGTTGCACCATCTACTATAACGGCTGCAAATCTGTCAGGTATTGTAGTTGTGTCACTATGGGCAGACATGTCTGTTGGAAAAGAAAAAAAGTCATACTTTAAACTAAAACCCTTTGTAGGAAAAGGATATAATAAAAAGTTATTATCAGGTGTTCTTGCTACATATTGTGGTACACCCCCTGATTCAAATTGTGCTACCTGTACTCCACTTGCTATTGAAGCTGCAGTTGTATCGTTTGCACCTCTAGTGCATCCTGTGAATGTAGTGCTTGAACCTACTGCAGTATATGTTATCTGCTCATTACCTATAAATAAAGTTCCTGTAGCATCAAATCCTGTTGTACTTGCTACAGTAATTGTTGTTACACTGTCTGTGTGTGTTGTACTTGTAGTAGTTGTTTGTATTTCATCTTCTTGTGTTATATAACTATTTATATAGTCATTATAATTTATTACATATAATCTACCACCACTAGACCCTAAATCTGAATCTTTTACTATTCTAAATGTATTATAGTCAACAGTCTTTGCAGTTGTAGGTATTGAATACCTTACAGTACCACCTACTAATGTTTCTGTTTTTGTTGAATGATTAAAAGGGTATTGAAATTCTTTTTGATTGATATATCTAATAGATTCATTTATAGCGTTTTGCACTTGAACCTGTATACCTCTAGCATTAGAAAAGTTACTTGAAGTTAATTGCACTTCATTTAATCGAGCTAAAACTTTATTAGTATATGTTAAGTAACTTTCTGCCATTGTAATTCCTATAAGTGTAGAGGAGCAAGTTGCCCTGCTCCCCTAGAAAAAGTTTAAGCTAATTGGTCTCTATCGACTTCATCAGGCTTATCATCTAAACCATGACCTGCTAAATCAATAACAGTGGCATACATTCTAAGTCTGCCTGTAGCTGGAGCGGCACCTGCAATCTTAGCATCAATAGTATCTGTAGTAGTTACAAATTGAGTA